CGCGGTGATCGCGCGCGACGCCACCGATAGCTGCGTCAGCGCATCGAGCATCGCCAGCGCCTCATTATGCGTGACATGCTTCTGCGCCTGCGCCGCCGCCATCAGCGGCAGGGCCAGGTTGGGGGTATCGGTCATGTTCGGCTCCTGAAGGGGCGGCGAAGCGCCGGATGTCACCAGACGGGGATCGTGCGGATGAGCGACGCGCCCTCGCCCGCGACCGGGCTGAGCTGGCTGACCCTGATGCGGAGAGTTGGCTGCGGCGCTCCAAAATCGGCCAGTTCATCCGCCGCCGCATAGAGAAGCGAGGGCGCATCGCTCTCGATGACGCGCATGGTCGCCGCGCCGGAGAGGATCGTGACCCGATAGGCCTCGCGGGCCTCGAACAGGGGCATGTCCACCGGCTCCCAGGCATCGCCGTCGCCGCGTGTCTGGCGTATCCAGCCGATGCGCACACCGCCAGCCTCGCGCCTCGCGCGTGCATGGACCGGCATCCGCGGAAGCAAGGCATCGGCGCGGATGGTCGCATTCGTCTCCGCGACTGTCGGATCGGCGGCGTCGCGGTCGAACGGGCCGATGCGGTAGCGGACATCGCGGCCGATCAGCGCCATGTCGTTGGCGACGGGGACAAGCGTCTCATCCAGCAGGATGATCTGCCCCCCTGCGGGCACGGCACGCGACGCGGCGGCCTCTGTTCCATCAAGCCCGCGGAGGAGGCCGGAGAGCCGCACCGTCCGCTGCCCGATGAGTTCCGCGCCGGCTGCCGAGAACACCTCCCATGCGCCATCCTCACCGCGCAGCGCGAAGCGGTTGCCTCCCGCCAGCGCATCGAATTTCGTGATCGAAGCCGGTGGATCGCTTGAGAACGCGACATCGAGCCGGTTCGCCCTGTCCCAACGCCAGACCGGACCGGGGGCAAGCGGGCCAAGCGTTCGGCCCGCGAGCGCGGCGGCCAGGGCATCGCCGATATATCGGAAAGGAGCGCCCTCCCCATCCGAGCGGCTGATCGCGAAGCCCCCCGGCCAAGGGTCAGCGAAGACGGCGAGCGCCTGAAGGGCCGGCGGCGCGCCATAGGGCGATGGCGCATCGAATGCGATGACATGCGGCTTGCCCGGAAGCTTGGGCGCTGGCCTTGATGCGCGCGGCGTGCGCCCGGCCGCCGCGCGGTAGATGGCCGGCTCCACCAGCCGGGCCTCGACGCGCCGCGCCGCGCCATCCTCGATGCCGGTGATCCGCATCAGTCGCCCGCCAGCGCCGACCGGCAGCCGGATCACGTCGCCCGGCTCCAGCGCGACCAGACGCGGCGAAAGGGAGAAGGCCGCCGACTCTCGCGCTGCCCAGGTTTCCTGAAGGCGGATGTCAGCAAGGCGCTGCGCCTCCGCCCGCCGCGTGACGATGGCCGTGTCGATGCCGATCTCGCGCCGCGCCGCACCCGAAAGACGGCGCGAGGCCACCGCCGCCTGGCGGTATTCCCCCTCGCCATCGATGAAGCCGAGGCGCAGCTCGCGCGCCAGCTCCGTCTCCTGCGCGCGATTCAACCTCCATGGTCGCCCATCCGCATCGGGCACGATGTCGTCCAGCGTGATCTCGGCGGCGATGCGCCCGGCACGCCCGATCATTGCGAGCCCATCGCCCATCACCGCATCGACGCCGAACGAGCGGGCGAGCGGCTCGATCGCTTCGCGCGCCGACATCGGCCTGTCGAGCACATAGCCATCAGCAAAACCATCGACACCCGCGAAAGTCGCCGGTGGAAGGCCGTAGTCTGCGAGGATCGCAGAGATCAGCTTTTCGAGCTGCGCACCCTCGGCGCGGCCCGTGATCCAGTGGCCGCTCTCCCAGTTCGGCCCATCGGCCCAGACATCGGCCAGGTCCGGGAAGGCGGGAAAGGGCCGCGCATCCCAGGTCCAGACATAGATGCGCGCCGGGTCGATCATCCTGAGGCCCGTGACGGGCGAGACCGGGTTCGCCTGCGGCAGGAATTCCACACGGGAGGGGTCAAGCCCGGTCAGCACGGCCTCCAGCGCGCGCATCTGCGCCAGATCATCGCGCGCGCCGGTCGAAAATGGCGGCGCGGCGCTCTCCGCCGATTTCGGATCCGGAAAGACATTCGGCCCATTGGCGCTCTTGTCGACTGCCGGAAAGCCGACCTCCGTCAGCCAGATCGGCTTGGAGCCGGGCAACCAGCCGGTCGCGCCGGTCTCGATGCCGCCCGCGCGCTCGACATGCGGGTTCAGCCACCAGTTCGGCAGATCCTTGGGGCGGAAGACCCAGGGCTTGCCATAGGCCCCGTCCGTGATGGGCAGCCGCGCCTGATCGGTGCGGGCGGCGCCATCGGCGTAATACCAATCATGGCCCTCGCCCGAGACGAGGCCATTCCTGAGATATTCGAGTTCCGCCGGGCCGGAGGCAAAGGCCGCATCGGCATTGTCCGGCCCGTCGCGCCAGTCAGTCAGGGGCGGGTACCAATCAAGGCCCACCGCATCAATGTTCGGCGAGGCCCAGAGCGGATCGAGCGGGAAGGACACTTCCTGCCCGCCATTGCGGACATGCGCGCCATATTCGGTCCAGTCGGCGGCATAGGTGATCTTCGTCGCAGGTCCCAGAATGGCCCGCACATCCACCGCGAGCGCGACCAGCGCATCCACCATGGGGTAGCGTCCGTTCGCGCCGCGCACCCGCGTCATCCCGATCAACTCGGAGCCGATCACGAAGGCATCGACCCCGCCCGCCGCCTCGGCGAGCCGCGCATAGTGGAGAATATGGCGGCGGAAGCTCCATTCACCGGGCTTGGCGCACAGCATCTGGAGCCCGTCCCAGCTGATCTCGCCGGGCGTGACCGTGCCAATGAACGCCGCGACCTGCGCCTCCGCAGCGGCAGTCCCGTCGACTGTCGCGGGCTGCCCTGCCGCCGGATGGCAGGTCACGCGGCCTCGCCAGGGATAGGGCGGCTGCTCCGCCCTTCCGTAAGGGTCCGCCAGGCTGTTGCCCGCCGGCACATCCATCATGATGAAGGGGTAGAGGGTCGGGGCCAGCCCGCGCGCCCTCGCCCATTGGATCGCCTCGATGGTCGCGAGGTCATTCGGCGTGCCGCCATAGGCCGGCGTGCCTGTGGTGGTGAGCGAGACCGGCGTCGCGGTGGCGCGGGTCAGCCCCGCCACCTGCCATTCCACACCCTCTACAGTCTTTATGCTGCGCTCGACGCGCGGCTCAATGCGGCATTGGCCGGCGCGAAGATCAGTGCCGAACCAGCTCGCGACAATCGAGACCCGGGAGACACCCGGCAGCAGAAGCTGCATCTGGTCGAGCGCGGCATACATGTCGTTGTAGGAATGGAGCTGGTGGCGGTTCTCTTGCTTCGTCACGCCATCCCCATAGCTCTGGATGCGCTGGTTCTGGTCGTAGCCGAACTCGGTCGCACCCGGGATCAGTGTCACGGCGCGGATCATGTCGGTCGCCCCGCCGCCGACCCGCCGCACCACCTCGAAGGAGAATTGCGGAGTGCGGTTGCCATAGTCCGCCAGCGCCAGCCGCTCGAACACGACATAGGCGATGCCCCGATAGGCCGGGCTTGGCCCTTCCTTGGCGAGGATCAGGGGGTCAGGCTGCTGGCCTTCCCAACCAGAGTGGATGCGCATCGTCACCGTGGTGAGATCGACCTCGCGGCCATCGGCCCAGACGCGTCGCACAAACGAGACCGGCCCTTCGCAGATCGCGACGGCGAGATTGGCGAAGTAACGATAGGAGACGGTCACGGTGGTCTGCGCTGCGGAGGTCTGGCCCCCGCCGCCGAACATTCTCCCCAGTCCGCCCTTGCCACCGCGCCTTCCGGCCCGCTCGGTCGTGGTGGTGACCTCCTCCTCGAAGCGCGTCGCCCAGATCATCTGGCCCCCGAGCCGGGCGCGGCCATAGACGCGGGGGATCGCCTCGCCTTCGGTGGAGGCGAGGCCGCCCATCTCGCGCAGGCGCGGGCCCTCGACATGCCGCGCGCCCTTGCCCGATCCGCTCCCGCCCATCAGGCTGGAATCGATGACCGCGCCGGCGATGCCGCCGAGAACCCGGCCCGCCATCGCGCCGAACGGTCCGCCTATCGCCCCGCCAATCGCGGAGCCGGCAGCCTGGAGAACGAGCGTGGCCATGGATCAATCGCTCCTGCGATGGTTTGAAGGGGAGGGCAGAGGAAAGGCGAAGGCGTGGCTCACCCGCCGCGCCCAGACGCCTTCGAAGGGCGTCAGCGCCACCGCCGCGCCCTCATAGGCGTGGATGATCGCATCAGGACCAGCGAGGAGCGCGCAATGCATGGCCGGCAGATGCGGCCTCCAGCGGAAGAGCAGAACATCGCCCGGGCGCGCCTGCGCAACCGCCAGCGGCTGCAGCACCGCGCTTGCGGCGTCGAGCAGGCGCTCCTCAGACCCTTGCGCCGCCCAGTTGGCGGGATAGGGCGGGAGGGGGAGCGGCTCGTCGCCCATCACCTCGCGCCAGACGCCGCGCAGCAAGCCGAGGCAATCGCAGCCTGCGCCCTTGAGCGAGGCCTGGTGGCGATAGGGTGTGCCAAGCCAGCCTTGCGCCGCCGCGACGATGCGGGCGCGATGATAATCCGCTGTCCTCATCGCAGCAGACTCCCGCCATCCATGCCGGCCTCGCCCTGCCGCGCGATGCGGATGAGCGCATCATTTCCCGGCATTTGCGGGAAGCCGCGGAAGTTCACCGCGTTGCCATAGCGATCCCGGCAGGTGGCCAAGCTCTTGTCGCAACCCGGCGTGACGGTGAAGATGTCGCCCGCAACCATCGGCGAGGGTGCGCCCTGCCAGAGCGAGAACTCGGCCTCTCTCGCGCTGGCACGGTGCAGCTTCACCTCGGTGGAGAAGCCGGTACTCGCGCCCGAGGTCAAAGTCAGCCGCCCGCCGGTGAACCAGCCATCCGGCACCGCCGGTATGTCGCCGCATGCCAACACGAAGCGCCCATCGGTCGCGCTGATGGTCGCGCCATAGGGCGCGATGGCCACGCCGCAACGCGCATCGCCGAAATCGGCGCTGCACCCGGCGGTGAACAGCCTTCCCCTCTCCTCGTCGAAGCGATGCGCCTCGCCGCGCAGTTCGGCGACGAAGCCGGCGTCGCTGCGCCTGATCTCGCCTATCACCGCCCGCCCTGTGACCAGCGCCTGGGCTGGATCTTCCCAATTGACCAGCCAGCTCACCACCGACGCGCCATCATATCGGCCGGCAGCTAGATCGGCCTCGGTCAGGCCGGCTGAACTGAGCGCCCCGCTGACATCGCCGCCGCCCACCGCAAAGCCGAGCTCTGCGCTCGCCTCCGCCGCATCGAGCCCGGTGGCGGCGCGGCATGTCACACCGGCGACGGTCAGGTCGCGGTCATGGTCGGTGAAGCCCATCACCGCGCCATCGGCGCGGGTCAGCACCCAGCAGCGGGCGAGCGTCGTCGCCTCCCCCGTCAGATGGCTGGCGAGGGCAGGTTGCAGCGTCTTCATGCGCGCTCCTCAGGGCAGGATTTCGATGAGGGGTATCTTCGGGATGTCACCGGCGTCGAAGGCGGAGAGATCGACCTCGATCTCGTCGGTGTCGAAGCGCACCGGCACATCGAATTCAAAGCCGGCCGTCACGCTCGCGCCCGCAGCGGGCACATGGCCGGGCAGGAAAGTGACGAGGCCCGTGGTGGCGTCACAGGTGAAGGCCGTGCCTTCCAGCTTCTCGACGCCATTGACCGCAATGCGCACCGTGCCGGCCACCGGCTTGGTGATCGGGCGCAGATAAGGCGCATGGGCCGTGCCATAGCGCTTCACCAGCGGGAAGAGGCTGCGCGTGCCATCTCCTGTGCCAAGTTGCTGGTCGAGCGGCGTCGGGGCGCGGGAAGGCGGGCCTGATCGGCAATCCAGCCTGTCGCGCCAGCGGAATCCCGTCAGCTTTCCGCGCCTTTCCTCGAAGAAGGCGATGACGCCGGCGAGCTCATCCAGCGTCTTCACGCCATAGCCGGCATCATATTTCCGCAGCGAGTGCGCACAACGGGCATTGCGGTGCTCACGGCCCGAGGCCAGCGTCACCACATCGGTCTTGCGCACCGGCCCGCCGCGCGCACCCCGTGCGACCGAGACCGGGAAACGCGCCTCATGGAATGAGTCAGCCATCAGCGTTCTCTCCTGCATTCTCTCCTGCATTCTCTGGGGGTGGCGTGTCAGGATAGGCCTGCATCAGCGCGTCGAGCTTCGCGCCATCCATGGCCTGTCGAGAGGCGCGCCCCATTCGTCCTGAAATGGCGAGCGCGACCTCGCGCGGCGTCGCTGCCCAGGCGGCGTGAGGCGGCCAGCCGAGCACGCCGAGAAGAAACCCCATCGTCTCTCCCCAGGGGAACGGCCGGGGGGTGTCAGGTGAAGGCGCGCTCATGGGAGGCGCAAAGGGTTTGAAGCCTCGTCCCCCTGCTCGACACCGAAGGCATGGCTGAGCAGCGTGATGGCGTGCCTGGCGGCCATCGCCGCTCCGCCCTCGATTTCCAGCGCGGCGAGCTCCGTGTCAGTGATTGTCTCGCCCGCCCCGCGCAGGCCCGCGCCCAGCACGCGGATGATGTCACGCGCGGAGAGCCGCCCCTGCCCGAAGCGCTCGCCCAGCGCCATGATGTCACCGACCGCGAACGCCTCCTCAAGCTCGGCCAGCGCGCCGAGCGTCAGCACCATGCGCCGCGACCTTCCGCCGATCAGCGCCTCGATCTCGCCCCGTCTCGCATTCGCCATGATGCGCCTCACGCCGGCTGGAAGGTGAGCTGGCCAGCGGAATCGAGCGACATCTCGAAGGTGAGCTCACCATCATGTTCGCCGCGATATTCCAGCGTCGAAACCTGGAACGGTCCCTCGATCTGCCCGAAGCCGGGCACGATCACCTGCCAGTTACGGATCGCGCCATCGAAGACGATCTCGCGCACGGCTGCATCCGACGCCTCGTCGCGGAATACGCCCGAGCCAGTGATGGAGGCACGGCGCACCCCGGCCCCCGCCAGCAGTTCGCGCCAGCGCCCGGCGGATTCGGCATGGGTGACATCCACCGCTTCGGCGTTGAACGAGAGCTGCCGCGTGCGCAAACCGGCGACGGTGACGAAGACACCCGCCGCATTGGCGAGCTTGAGCAAGAGATCCTTGCCTTTCTGTGCGGGCATCGGGGGCAACTCCTTGTTGGAAAATCCGGGGTCAATTGGCTTCGGTGAGCGCGGTGAAGCTCATCGTCAGCTTCGGCGCGCGGGTCTGGGCGTCTCGGCCTGCGTCGCTGGCGCGCCAGAACAGGAAGACGAGGCGGTGGCCCGCCAGCGTCAGGCTTGCGTCATGCAGCAGCGCCTCGATGCGCGCGGCGATGGAGAGGTTGCGCGCGCTCGCCGCGCCCTCCCCTGCCCAGAGCGCCAGATCGACCTCATGCCGGGTCATACGCCGCTCGGGCACCGAGGCGTCGTCGGCCTGCCAGCGCTCGAAGGTGACATGCGGGCCGTTCTGCCCGCGAGGAGCCTCGTCATGGATGCGCGCCCCGCCGAGCAGAGCGACGAGCGCGGCATCGCCGGTGAGCCTTGCATGCACGGCTTTTCTGAGCTGCAACGCCGCGTCGCTCATGATGTGATCTCCTCGCAAAGGCAGATCAGGCGGCGGCCCGCCCCATCCGGATCGGCCGCGGCGCGGATGTCGAACCGACGCTCGCCACTGCCTTGTCCGGTGAGGCGCAGGCGCATCCCGGCGTCGACGCCGGCGCGCCATCGCATCGTCACACGCCAGCCGCCCGCCTGTTCGGGGCCACCCTCGCGCCAGCGTTCCTCGCCTCCGAGCCATTCGAGCCCGGCCCAGACGGTGACGACCGGCTGCCAGGCGGTTTCGAAGCCGCCCGCGCCATCCGGCGTCTCCACCGGCCTCTCGATGGTCATGCGCTGGCGCAGCCGGGCGATCTGGAGCTGTCCGTCGCGGATGTCGTCCGCCATGGCGCGCCTCACAGCCTCACCCTCCGCCAGGGGGCCGTCAGCGCCGTCACCTCGCCCGGCATCGCGGAAATCCGCTCGCCCGTCGCGTCGCCCCGGTTCTCGAACCAGTGCGCGACCAGCTTCAGCACTGCCAGGCGCAGTTGCGGCGGCACATCCGCTGGCATCGCGCCATGGCCGGCCCGCACATCGATCTCGATGCCGTTCACCCTCCGGCCCGGCTGGGGCAGCGCCCCGATGGCCAGGATCGCTGGCGGCCTTGCGCCCGCATCGATGGCGAGCAGGGAGAGGTCGATCTCCTGCGCCGCGCCGGCTTCATCCAGCACGCGCGCGGAGATGATGGCGTCGAGTGGTTCGATCGGCAGGCGCAGCCGCCCCATCACCGGCCAGGCATTGAGCGACAGCCGCCATGTCTGATGGATCAGCATCTGGCCGCTCGCCGCCTCGACGAGATGTCGCGCGGCGCGGATCAGGCTTTCGAGAAGCTCATCCTCTTCCTCGCTGTCGAGCCTGAGATAGTCGCGCGCCTCATCGAGCGTCACGGGCTCAAGGACGGGCGGAGCAAGAAGTTGCGGCGTCAT